CTTTTTTATTATTATCTGGTGGAACAAGATTTGGTTTTGATAATAATAAAAAAGAATTTATTAAAAATGAATATACATATAAAGATACTTTAAATCATTGCACAATATTAGGAGAAAAATCCTTATTAATAGATTTATCTAATACAAACACTATTTTTTCTAATATCAATGAAGATGACCCAAAAATTATTGATAATTGTTATCATAATTCTTGAATTAAAAAATATAATTTACAACAATGTTTAGGATTCACTGTAAAAGGTCACGAAAAAAGAAAATGTGGAGAAATGATATCTGTATTTTGACCAAGCACTAATACACAAGAAAATTTTAATAAAAATTTGCATGGAAAATACTTAATCAAAAGCATTACTCATTCATTTAATCCTAATTCTTCTATTCATTATAAACAAAAATTAGTATGTATTAAAAATGGTTATGAAGAAAGTGAATTATCTGAATTAGTTTCTTCAACAAAAAATAATTTAATATAAAGGTATAAAATGATTAAAAATGATCCTTCTGAATTTCAGCCTCAATTAGAAATATTAAATGGTATTTATAGAGGTGTTATAGAAGATAATAATGATCCTGAAAAAAGAGGAAGATGTAAAATTAGAGTATTTGGTATTAATACAGAAAACAAAACCAAAACTAATTTTGATGGAATTCCTACAGAAGAACTTCCATGATCAGAACCTTGTATGGGATTATTAGAAGGAAGTATTTCTGGGTTTGGTTTATGATCTGTTCCTGTACAAGGAAGTCATGTTTTTGTATTTTTTGAAGCTGGTCATATTTTAAAGCCAAAATATTTTGCTACTGTTCCAGGTGTTCCTACTAATAGTCCAGATCCTTCTAAAGGATTTAATGATCCTAATGGTAACTATCCAACAGAACATAGATTAAATGAATCTGATTTTCATAGATTATCAAGAGAAGTAACAGAAGAAACATTACTTGATATTAAAAAAGAAAATCAAATTAAAGGTGTTACTAATGGATTAAATAAAGGAACGTGAGATGAACCAGATTCAGCATATAAAGCTAAATATCCAGAAAATATAGTTTTTACAACACATGGTGGTGTTACTATAGAAATAGATAATACTCCTAATGAACAAAGAGTTCATTTATATCATCCTTCTAATACATATATAGAAATAGATAAAGATGGAAATGTTTCAATTAAAGAAACAGGAAATAAATTTGAAATTATTGAAAAATCATCTAATAAATATATAATGAAAGATGAAAATGAAACTATTGATAATAATAAAACTAAATATATTAAACAAAATGAATATATGCAAGTAGATTCAAATCAAGAAGAAAAAATTGGTGGAAATAGAAAATTAACAATTGAAGGTGATTCTACTATTAATGTAAGTGGTAAATGTGATAACACAGTTTCAGGTGTTCATACAATAAAAGGAAGTACAATTCATTTAAATCCATAAAGGAGATTATTTAATGAGTGATATATTATCTAGTTGTGAATCTATGAATAAAAAATTAGATTCATATATTTCAGAATTTAACAAAATTAAAGGACCAATTTCTGATTTAAAATCTGATATGGATTTATCTCTTGATAATATTAAAGATGAAACTGGCGTTAGTGATTTAGATTCTTCATTAAATCAAAAAGAAAATGAATTAAAAAATTCATTAAATGATACAATGGATGCAGCTAAAAAATTAACAGGAAGTTGTTTAGATGGAATTATGTCTGCAATAAATAATGGATTAAATGATATAAATAATCTTACTAGCAATGCATTAACTCTTCCTGATTTAGATTTTTTAAATCCGGTTACAGAAGTAATGGGATTAATGAAAACTTTATTAGAAGAATCTGGTTTACAAAATTTATTATCTAAAATTGATGAATTATTGGGATGTTTAGCTGATGATAATGAATGTATTCCTATAGATAAATTAGATAATACTATTTCTAATGTTAATTCATTTTTATCTGTTAATAGTTTATCTTCTTCAGGAGAATTTGATATTGATAGTCTTTTAGAAGATTTTGAAAACCCTGCATTAAAAGAAAATATTAAATCAGTTTCTAAAAAAGCAGACACAATGAAAGAAGAAATAAAGAAAATAGCAGAACCAACAAATAAATATGCAAATCCTTTAAAATGGTAATATAATATGACAATATGAAAAGATATAGATATTACATTAGATAAAAAAATAAATGGTGATATTAATGATATGACAGATGAAAATGCTGTTAAAAATTCATTAATAAATTTATTTAGTACAATGAGAGGATCAAGAAGAATGGTTCCTCAATTTGGCACAAGTTTATATAATTATCTTTTTGAACAATTAGATGATACAACTGCTTATGCAATTGGTAATGAATTATATTCTGTTGTTCAAATGTGAGACAATAGAATAGAAATTAAAGACCTTTTAGTTAAACCAAATTATGATAAAAATCAATATGATATAACAATTCAATATTTAATTAAATCATTTACAGAAATACAAACATTTCAAACTACATTATATGCATTATAAGAGGAAATTATGTCAAATTATTTAACCCCTTCTTATCTTGAAGCTGATTTCAATACATTTAAAGAAAAACTTCAAACTTTAATGAAAAATTCTAATACCTTCAAAGATTATAATTATGAAGGTGCTAATATTACAATGTTATTAGAATTATTTTCATATCTATCTGAATTAAATACTTATTATCTTAATAAAGTATCTAAAAACATGTTTATAGATACAACAGATGTATATGAAACAACAAGTTCATTAGCTAATTTAAGAGGATATCAACCAAAAGGATATATAGCTCCAATAGTAGATTTAAAAGTTACTGTTTTAATTGATGAAGAAACAGAAAATGTTCCTGCTCCAGGAGATCAATTATATATTCCTGCTTTTTTTCCAATTGATACAGGAATTTCTGTTGATGAAGGAAATATTATATATACAACAACACAATCATTTACTGAAACAATTCCTTTATCTGCATCAGGAAGTTATTCATTCAATATCAAATTAAAACAAGGGGAAATTGAAACATTAGATTATACAGGTGAAGATATTATTAATAATAATATATTTTTACCTTTTCATAATTTTGATTGTGATACAGGAAATTATAATGAAAATCCCTCTATTGTATTATATGTAAATGGGATACCTTGAGAAAGAGTAGAAAATTTTATTTCTAATGATACACAAGTTAATGAAAACAATAATGTATATAAATTAGAATATAATAAATATCAACAATATTCAATTAGATTTTCTTCTAATAATAATGTTCCTAATCCAACTGATCAAATTAAAATTTTTATTTTAAACACTTTTGGAGAAAATGGAGATATTGCTGCTAATACAATTACTGAATGAGAAAATGTTGAATCTGTTCCTGTATTAGAAAATAATGAATTTGAATATGTAGATAATTATTTTATTAAAAATATTACTAAAGATTATGGATTATCTATTAATTTAATAACAATAGAAAATGAAGAAAATTCAATTAATTCAAGTAATCCAGAAACAATTGAAGAAATTGTAAATAATTCATTAGGTGTTTTAGAATCACAATATAGAAATGTTACTGCATCTGATTATAAATCACATTTATCTTCTCATTATGATATTGTTACAGCAAATGCCTTTGGAGAAAAAGAAATAAATCCAGGTAATACACAAGAATATAATAAAGTTTATTTAACTGTAATTCCTACTCATTGAGATTCTAGCACAATTACTACAAGAACAGAAAATTGGATTACTGAAACTCCTGGTGTATCAGGAACAATAGAAATACCTGAATCTTATAATGATTCATTGTTAAATGATTTAAAAGAATATTTATCTCCTAGAAGATATTTAAATACTTATGAAACATTTATATTACCAGAATTGGTTTATTTTGGTTTTGATATTGGTATTAAAATTAAAAGGATGTATAATTTCACTTCTGTAAAAACAGATATTGAAAATAAACTAATTTATTATTTTAAAGATACAAATAGAAATTTTAATGAAATTATTGATTTTAAAGAATTACATAATTATTTACTAGATTTATCTATAACTTCACCAACAGATAATTTTTCTAATATTCGTGGAGTAAATAATTTAATATTTAGAGATATTTTAACTT